GCAGATACCGACAGTTACGGGAACTAAAAGTATAACAGTAGAGCCGATAGCACAGGGGTTAGAATTAACACAACAGACGCCTTCGGTTACAACAACAAAGAGTATTACAGTTGAGCCATCAGCCCAAGCACTGGCTTTAACTCAACAAACTCCAGTTGTTGTTGCAACCAAAAGCGTTACAGTTGAACCGACAGCACAGGAGTTAGCACTGGCTTTACAAACACCGACTATTACAGGAACGAAAAGCATAGTTGTCCAGCCTTCAGTTCAAGCATTAGCTTTAACACAGCAAGCACCAGTAATACAGACAACAGCCAGTATGACAGTAATGCCCTCGGCATTAAATTTAGCATTAACACAAAATAGTCCCACAATAGACATAGTATCAATAACAAAAGTATCCCATTTAATGATGATGGGAATGGATTAAAAGTAAAATAAAAACAATTATGGACATACAAAAAAAGAAGCAAACCATACAAGAGGAGTTCCAAAAGAACCAGCAAACAATACAACAGTTAATTGCCCGGCAGGAACAATTAAGGGGGCAGTTTATGCTGTTAGAAGAAGAGGAAAAAGAAATTAAACCTAAAAAATAAAATGTATATACCCACAGCTCCCGAAAAGGAGGTAATCAATATAATGTCAGCAGAGGCTTCCGAGTGGAAAGACGGAGAGGCTTTTGTCACAAACAAAGTATCTTACAAGATGCTTGGTTCAGACGGGATTATTCAGAAATGCCGAAAAAACTATCTCGGCAAATTTGATAATGAAAGAGATGAACTGACGGGCAAGAAGAAAATCTTTGTCCCGCTAACCGAAGATATGACTGAAACGGTCTTAAAGAACATAGACCTAGACAGCGTAGATATAAATATAAGAGCCACTAATCCGAACGGGTTTTCATCAGCCTTGATTTTGAGATACCTGATAAATTACTTTATGAGGAGAAACTACTTCGGAGAGATACTCAACAATCTTCTGAGGCAGTTTTGCGTAGACGGAACGGTGGTCTTAAAGGCTGTTAAAGATAAGGGGAAAATCAACACCCCTATACCAGATATTACCAACTTCTTAATAGACCCGTCAGAAGATGATGTTTATGGGGCTGGCGGAGTAATAGAAAGAAATGTATTAAAACTATCAGAAGCCCAGAAATATCCCTGGGACAATCTGGAATACTTAAAAGGAGACGGCGAGGTTGAAAAATTATACGGAATTCAAAAAAACACCAAAACGCAAGTTCCTTATGTGGAGGTTTATGAAAGGTGGGGAGACTTGCCACTTTATTGTATTACCGGCAAAGAAGGAGATAAAGAAAAGTGGGTTCCTGCCGTGGCTGTAGTTTCTAATCTATTTAAGGAACCTATAGTTCACAAAGTCGCATTAAATAAAAAATCAATCAAACCCTATGAAGAGTGCCGATTTAGAAAGATTATGGGCAGATGGCACGGCAGAGGAATAGGAGAATTATTGCTCCCCCTGCAGAGCTATATCAACGAAACGGTTAATCTGAGGTTGAACTACTCACGGCTCTCTCAGACGGGATTATTCAAGGTGAGGAAGGGTTCTGGCATTACACAGCAATTGCTCAGCTCATTAGCGACTGGCGGAGTTGTGCCCGTGACCAGAATGGACGACATAGACGAAATCAGGAAGTCAGATGTTCCGCCTTCTTCTTATAGAGATGAACAGCAAATCTATAATTGGGCTCAAAGAAGCGTGGGTGCTTGGGAGATTTCACGAGGTGAAATGTTGCCATCGTCTATGCCAGCAACTACGGCGGTAATTCAGGAAAAAGCCTCAAGAAGCGGATATGATTTATTACAACAGAACCTCGGCATATTCTTATCTAAAGTATTTGAAAGGCATTTAATCCCGCTATTGCTAGAAACCTTAAAAGACGAAGAAGTGGTTTCAATAGTCGGCTCTCCGAAAGAACTGAAAGAGATAGACGAGAACTTTATTAACAGCGAAATCAACAGGCATATAGTTGGTTCAATGGCGTCTGGCAAGGGGATACCAAAACCAGAGTTTGTAGAACACTTGAAGAAAATGTATCGCGAGAACCTCAAACACTTCCAAAAAACCAGATACTTCAAGATTAAGAAACAACTATTAAAACAATACCAATACGAAACCGAAGTGTTTGTTACTGGCGAGTCGTTCAATAAAGCAGTGATGGTAAGACAGCTAAACGAACTATTGCTAACCTATTCAAGACTGCCAGGATTAAACCTTGATGTAGACGCAGTTGCCAAAGAGGTATTTGACCTGATGGGATTGGGCGGAGCAAGATTTCTTAAGAGCCAAGACGAAATACAAGCAAGCCCCCCGTTAGAGGTTCCAACACCCCAGCAAGCCAGACCGTTTCAGGAAACTGAGATGGCTGGAGAAGCGGGAACAATGGAAAGAACGGGTAGGGGAGGAATAAGATAATATGCCAAAAAGAAAAATACCAATAACGCCAACGCCAATAAAAGAAGACATAAGGGAGTGGGTTAAAAACCCCACAACCCAGTGGATGATAAATAAGATAGCATTGCATCTGAATACGCTAGATACGGTTAGGGATGTTACGATGGAGAACATAGAGATGGCATTGGCAAAAAGACTGGCGATAGAAACGGTTGAGAATATATTTTCTGATATTTATGAGTATGGCGATTTGGTTGAATTGCAGAAGAATTTGGCATCAGAAGAAGATAACATATTAAAGAAGTTAAAAGAATTAAAGGAAGATTATTAAAGAAAGAATAATTAAAGGTCGGGCATATCTCCTGCCTTAATGGAGAAAAATAAGTTCTTCAAAAAACTATGGAAGAATACAAACCCGATGTAACCGACTCTGAAGGCGATGAGCTTACGCCTGCAGAAGGAACAGAGGATGTTTCTAAAGCGGATGATTTAGAAGCCCCTTCAGACGAGGATTACTATCAAAAACTTACAGGTAGAGAAGACGTTAAGTCTAAGGAGGATTTTGAGAAGCATTATGACGGCATGAAAAGATTGGTCGGTGACCAAACTATAGCCGAAATGCGTAAGAAAGCCGAAGCCTATGAGAAGATAAGCAAGACTCAGAAAGGGGAAGCAGTTAAGGGAGCCTCCCAAGACCCAGTGGAGGGCAGAGTAGACCGCTTAGAGGATGAACTCAAAGTAGAGAGATTCCTTAAGCAGTTTCCAGAAGCCCAACCCATATTAGGTTCTATTAGGGCAAAGGCTAAACTTAACGATTTAACTTTTGAAGAGGCATATTCAAAGCCTCTGGGAGATGAAAAATTCTCTATGCAAGAGTTAATAACTTCTAAGTTGGAAGCAGAAAAAGCCAAAGACGAAGAGCAATCTATAGGAGTAAAAAGTAAACCTCGGATAGCTCAAGGCGACCAGGCAGAAATTAACCAGCTTACGAAACAGGTTCAAGAAACCGACAGCATAAAGGCTAAAGAAAACCTGGTAGAAAAAGCCCTAAGGTTATCTGAGTAAAATAGATGGCTTCAGAATTAACTACTTATACGACTAAGGGAGTGGCACGACCGAGTGTATTGCCATTAGTGGAAATATTGACAGCCAAGGAAAACTGGTTCCTTACGAACCTTTCTAAATCCAAGGCTATTCAGACAATCCACCAGACAATGACAGACACGCTCAGGACTGCAGCCTCCCAAGCCGTAGCAGAAGAGCAAGACTACACAAATCTTGAAAGAACAGCTCCGATATTGGTGCCGAACGTTGTTGAAATTATTGCTATTCCTTTCCGTGTTACCAATACTGCGGCACAAACCCAGTATTTTCACGGACAGAACGAATTGGCAAGACAGACAACCAAGGCATTGATTGAGTGGGGTAATGCCGCTGAATTTGATTTAGTAAGGTCAACCCTTGTTTCAGGACTTTCAGGCACGGCACCCAAGATGAGTGGTATCCTTCAGGCAATCAGCCACGCAAACAACTACACTTTACAGGGTTCTGGAACAGCGTTTTCAGCAACCATCCTGAAAGCATTGATGAAGAATTGTTGGGACAGTTCCAATGGAGACGTGGCAACTGACATTTTTGTCGGTTCAACCCTGTCTAACACTATTGATGACTTCACCAACAAGACTTACAATGTTGTCACGGGAGTAAATGTGAAAGAGGTTGTGATGGCGATTGATGTCTTTGAAACAGGACTTGGAAAAGTAAGAAAGCATACCCACAGGTATCTTCAGCAAGCAGGCGATTCGGCCAATAGAGGCAGAATCTTAGGAGTAAGACCCGAAAAACTTGGTATCGCTTACTTCCAGGAACCATTCATTGACACTGGATTGTCAAGAAGCGGTGACTACGAACCAAGAGCAGTTGTAGGAAAATTGACGCTTGAATGTAAAAACAAGCTCAGCAACTTCTACGCATTAGGCTACACGATTTAGTAGATTACAATTGAATTCCTTGTGTTCACTGGACTGTTCGGCTTTTGTGGGCAATCTGCTTAAGCCGAGCACCAGATTGTCGTTCAGTGAAGCAAATTAAAAATATGTCAACAAAGGAACAAAGAAAAACAATTATAGAGGATTGTTTCAGAAATTATATAACCATTAGCCCGAAAAACTATTCAACGTTTGTGCGTCTTAACAAAGAGAAAAGATTAACCGCCAAAGATAAGTTTGGTTCTGACGGAACCAGCTGGGAAGATAAGTGGACGCATACGATGATACTGCCGGCAGAGGTTGTTATGGCTATCAACAAAAGAATAGACAGAGAAATAGGCAAAGACGAACCCAGATTCTTAGATGCCAAAGGAGAAACGGAGTGGTTCAAGAAAACATTTTCAGAATTTAAAGCATCAGAAAAATAATATGATTTCATTGTGTTTAATCGTTAAACCAGACCCCAAAGAGGCAAAGTTGCTTAAGAATTGCCTTGAATCGGCACATAAATACGTTGACGAGATTTGTATCACCATTACGGGCAAGAATGAAAAAATAGAAGAGGTGTGCCGAAAATACAAAGCAAAGGTTTCTTATTTCAAATGGATAAATGATTTTGCCGCAGCAAGAAACTTTAATTTCAGCCAAGCAAAAGGAGATTGGATTTTCTGGATGGATTCTGACGATAAAGTAAAGGGTGGAGAGAATCTTAAAAACGCAGTCAAGTTATTAGAAGAAAACGGCGGAGATGTCGGAATCATGGAATACCTTTATGATTTTGATAAGTTCGGGAATATTACAGTCCAGCATAAGAAAGCACGGCTTATTAAGAACGACGGCTGTGTTGTCTGGAAGGGCAAGCTACACGAAGACTTAATCCCAGAAAGAGGCGTAACCCAATTTCTGATTAAGGATATAGAAATAATCCACTGTTCAACAGACGAAAGAAAAGAAGCCGCCAAAGAGAGAAATCTTGGAATAGCACTTTTACAATATAAAGAGAACCCAGACGACCCCAAGAATACCTGGGATGTGGCTAATGCTTATTTGGCTCTTGGGAAACAGGCAGAGGCAATAGAATTTTATAATAGGTTTATACCCGAAACAGGTTCGGAAGAAGAAAGGTTTTTAGCTTGGCAAAGAAAAGCCCACGCCCTAATGGAGATAGAAGAATACAAACACTCCGCCGCTTCTTACTGGGAAGCTATGAAAATAAGACCCTGGTATCCAGACCCGTATCTTGGACTGGGAGAAATGTTTTTCAGAATAGGCGATTATAAAAGGGCAAAAGAATTCTTAATTCAGGGGCTGACCAAAGAAGTTCCAGATATGACCTCAATAGTTATTAACCCAAGAGATTATGACTATAATCCATTACAGATATTAGCAAGGGTTTATTTCTACCTTAACAGGCCAGAAGATGCCAAAAAATGCCTTGAAAAATGCTTAGAGTTTTATCCGAAAAATCGGGAGATTAAAAAAACAATCAATGACTTGGATGAGGAGATAAAGAAGCTTAAAAAGATAGACGAGGTTTATGAAAAAGCCCTTAAGTGTAAAACCAAAGAAGAAATTAAAAAAATAATAGACGAAGTCCCGCTGGAATACAAGGGGGGATTCATTTTATTAAAAAGGAAAGTTCGGGCAAAGATTTGGCAATTTACTGCTATCAGACAGACGAACAGTTTGACCCAGATGTTATTTGGAAACAGGGCAGGGGCGGTTCAGAAGAAGCGGTTTATCATATTTCAAAAAGGCTGGCGGATTTAGGATGGAATGTAACGGTATATGCCAATTGTGGGCACAAAGAAAGAAAGTTTGGCAACGTAATGTGGAAGCCCTGGTGGACATTCAACCCAAGAGACAAGGAAGATGTTTTGGTGGTGTGGAGGCATCCGGCAATGTTTGAAATGATAGAGATAAACGCCAACAAGAAATATGTTTGGCTTCACGATATACTAACTCCCAAAGAATTCACGGCTAAAAGATTGTCTAAGATAGATAAAATAATTCCACTTTCAAAATGGCAAAGAGACTTATTCCCCCACGTTCCCGATGAAAAGTTTATGGTTTCAGCAAATGGGATAGAACCTAATTTATTCAAGAAAAACACAGGAAGAGACCCTTATAGGTTAATCTATACTTCAAGCTATGACAGGGGGTTGGAATGCTTACTGGAAATGTTCCCGTATGTTAAAAAAGAAATACCCCAAGCAGAGTTGCATGTATTTTACGGCTGGGATTTATGGGACAGAACGCACTCCGACAACCCGACAATGAGAGCCAAGAAAAACAGAATACTCCAACTGCTGGAACAGCCAGGAGTTTATGAACACGGCAGAATTCCGCAAAGACAAATTATAGAAGAATACTTCAAGGCTGGAGTATGGGCATACCCCACGGAATTCGGAGAAATATCTTGTATCACAGCAATGAAATCCCAGGCAGCGGGTTGTATTCCAGTAACTACTAATGTGGCGGCACTGGATGAAACAGTTCAATTTGGATTAAAGGTAGACAGCAAGAATATTTATTCAGACAAAGACGCCCAAACAGAGTGGATTGCCGGAATGATTAACATACTTAAAAAGCCCCCCACAGAAGATGAGAGGCAGGAAATGATACAATGGGCAAGAAAGAAGTTTGACTGGGACAATGTCGCAAAACAATGGGATAAAGAATTTTCAAAACCCAAAAGCCAGCTTGAAGAAGTTTATATGGACAGATTCTCCTGGATTAAAAAGCAGTGTTCCCAAAAAGAAAAGATAGTGGATATAGGCGGAAACAAGGGAATTACTTTTGAGGGTTGGAACAGGGATAGGATTACAACCGTAGACATAGACGATTATTCAGATAAGGTAGATAACTTTGTCAGGTCAGACGCCCATAAATTGCCATTCAAGGATAAAGAATTTGATACGGCGGTATTGGCGGAAATACTGGAACACGTAGAAGACCCTACACAAGTTCTGAGAGAAGCAAAAAGGGTTGCCAATAAGATAGTGATTACCGTTCCTAATGAGTATGAGTGGGAAGAGGGGTATGGTGCGTTTTTAACGCCAGAACAGTTGGCGGCTAATCAGGGCAAAACCGTAGAGCAAATGGCAAAGGATGACAACCCCGCCAAAGAACTATATTCAAAAGACAGATACAAGCATTTACACCACAACAGATATTACACGGAAACAATGTTAAAAGAGCATTTATCAAAGGTCGGAATTACAAATTATAAAATAGGCAAACTTTATACCGTGGGAGTAGATAAAGGTTTCGCCTTCTTTATAGTAATATGCCAAAATATAAAATAGTTAAAACTGGTTGTTACGCAGAAGAGAGATGGAATAAGGTTGGAGATATTGTGTCAATGGAAGAAGAATTAGCCATTGGCGGATTAAGAGAGGGGTGTCTGGAAGAGGTTAAAGACGACTCAAAGAAAAAAGATAAAAAGAAATAATGAAAAGGAGGTGGGTTTATATCAAAGATATAGAGCCATTTGACGAGATGCACCAAGAACTTCCCGATGGGGACTTTGAAGTAGACGCTACTAAGGATGGGCAAACCACCGAAGCACATAAAAAATCAATAGAGAGTATCAAAAAGATTTTAGCAAACGGGCAAAAGGTTATGCCCATCTTAGTGGCAGAAAACGGAGACGGAAGTTACACGAGGTTAGATGGTTTTAAGAGGTTCATGGCTCAAAAAGCGCTTGGCAGAAAAACCATAGAGTGTTTCATATGCAACAGGGAAGAGGTAGCCACCCAGAGAAGAATACCATTCGGTAATGGTGAGATGTGGTGCGGGAAGGGAGGACAACCCAAAGAGGTGTTTGGACTGTTTGAAGGCACAGAAAATGAAAACGAACACGAACACGACATTACCTTTTTAGTAAACAACGGAGATTTCCGCATAGAGGTAAGGGAACACGTTCATATTCATTGGGGCAACTTAGGACAATATAGATTAGATTTGGGCAAAAGGGATTTTCTTAAATTAGCTGAAGCAATATCTAAAATAGACATATAATGGCAAGATTTAAAAAAATATATACAGAGGAAATAATAGACGAGGTGCCAGATAGATATTCTAATCTTTTATATGTCAGGCAAGACCCAAGCGGACACGCCCTTATACAACTAAGAAATATTAAGATAAACCTCTTAACCGAAGAAGAGAGAAGAATGTGGAAACACGGATTTATGGAAGCGTTAGAAAAATTCAAGCAGGGGGACTTCCTTAAAAATGACATTTAATGAGCACAAACAACTGTGGGACTGGGAACTAGCATGCCATCAATACCCAGAGAATATTGAGCTGCCAGACTGCCCTATAATAGAAATCCCAGTAAATAAAATTATTAACAGGCCAGATGCCGCAGAACAAAGAATTAAGGATGTTATAGAGAGTATATCCATAGAGGGGCAACTGACACCGATAAAGGTTTATCGCTTATGGGGAAAATATCGTATATTAGAGGGTCGTCACCGTCTAATAGCAATCAGAGAGCTGGGATGGAAAACAATTAAAGCCCAAGACATAACAGACTATGAAACTTGATGTTATTTGCGACTGGGACAGCCATTTAGAACAAGTCATAACAAGGGAAGATGGCTTTTTCAAAGCACTTCAAATTTTAAATAAAAAGTGGCAAGTAAGATTTTTCA